TGCCATAGCAGAAGGCATTATTGTGGTCACTGCGGCTGGCAACGATAACGCTTACACTGATGTGTCAGGTGGCGACAACTGGGACAACTACATGGTCGCTGGTAGCGCCTATGCTAACAAAGACTATTTCTTCAACGGCTACTATCCATTCAGAGATTATTATCATCGTGGCGATAACTTCTCATTTAACGGAGCAATAAACGTAGGCGCTCTAAGCAATGATACAGATGAAGGTAAAGCAGACTTCAGCAACTGGGGACCGGGCATAGATGTATATGCCGCAGGAGAGACTGTAATGGGTGCTATGATGAAAGACGATATTACCTATGGTAATCCTTATTACGGACAGTTAAGCAACACACCGAAATGGGATACAATGGGTGTGCAAAACGGCACAAGTTATGCTTCACCTTTTATAGCAGGTATGCTGGCTTGTTTAGCAGAAATATATCCTACACTAACAAATGACCAAGCAAGAACATATTTACAAAACAATGCTGTTACAGGATTGATGGCGGATACAGCAGACGCAATAGATGTAGATGTAAGTACAAGAGTAAGCACGGACGGTTCAAACATTGATAGAATAGCACTATGGAAGAATCACAGAGTAACGTCAGGTAATATGGCGTTTAACACATATAACAAAGACGTAAACAGTCGTCCTACAAGTGGATTGATGTATCCACGTACAAGAACACGCAGGCGTGGGTAAATACTAATATGGCATATGAGAGTTCAAAAATAACAGCGGTACCTTACTTCTACGATAAGCAAATGCGCAAATACATTCAGCAATTTATTCGTATCTTCGCTGGATTTCAAGTTGCAATGCATACCAATAAAGAAGGTAATGTAGTTTATCAAACTGTGCCTGTACGTTACGGCGATGTTAGTAGAATGGCGGCGCACATTGTCAGAGAAAATTCTGAGAATATGCTACAAACAACACCGTTTATTAGTTGTCATGTTACTGGATTAGAAACTGCTCCACAGAGTAGAACATATGCACAGTACGAAGAAACAATGCCTGTCTACGAAAAGAAATACAACGAAGAAACTGGTAGTTATGAAAACGAAGTAGGCAACGTATACAGTATTAAACGTCATCAGCCTGTACCTTACACATTAACAATGCAAGTTGATTTGTGGACATCAAACACAGAACAAAAATTGCAATTACTAGAGCAAATACTTGTACTGTTTAATCCAACACTAAACATACACACCAACGATAATCCACTAGACTGGAGTACACTCAGCTACGTAGAACTTATTAGTACCACATGGAGTATGCGAGCAATACCCAGCGGTGTAGATGATATTATTGATATCAGTACACTTACGTTCCAACTACCTATACTAATTAATCCTCCTGCTAAAGTATTACGCAACACTGTGATTCATACTATCATTGACAATATCGACGAAGTAGATGATTCCGGATTAGATTTATTACGAGCAGGCGGTAGCTATACTCCTATCTTCACTAGTTATCAAGTTGTTACAATGGATCAATACAAGATGAAATTTACAATTGATAATGCAGGCAATGCTAATGCACAGCTATTAAGTTTAAGTGGCAGTAGTTTAGACAGCGACGGAAAGTTGTTAGACTGGACGAATGTATTTAAAAGCTTCGGTGAATTCAGAGACAGTGTTAGTCAGATAAGACTTGTATTGTCCAATGATCCTAGCGTTACAGCAAACGATATTGTAGGAAATATAAAATTAAATACTAGCAACGTAAATTTATTAGATATCACATTAGATTCTAATACAATTCCAAGCAATACACTAACACCTGTTTCTGCTGTTATTAATCCACAAATTAACTTTCCTGGAGATGGTACATTAACAGCAAGTGCAACTGGAGATAGATATTTACTGACCCAAGACACTCCCGGATCAAACGGTATATGGGATGCTAATGCTAAAAAACACGATATTATCGAATACGACGGCAGCAATTGGAATATCGTATTTGACGCTAGTACAACAAACACTGTACAATACACTACAAATCTAACAACAGTAGACAGTCTGAAATGGACAGGCACAGAATGGATCAATTCATTCGAGGGCACATATAATCCAGGATTTTGGCGACTATACCTATAATGATACAAGCAAGCGGATGCTGTTTTCTTGCCCTCGACACGGGTAGAATAATGTTACAGCAAAGAAGTAAAAATTCAAGTCATCCACTCAAGTGGAGCTTTTGGGGAGGCAAAGCTGAACGCAAAGAACGTCCCATCCAAACACTATTACGTGAATGCAAAGAAGAATTAGGGCCATTGCCTGACATTGAAAAGGTTTATCCACTACATACATTTTTAAGTGAAGATAAAAAGTTTACTTACAACACGTTTTGTGTTACAGTATTTGAAGAGTTTATTCCTCGATGCAATCATGAAAGTGCAGGTTATGCTTGGGTTAGCATAGACTGTTGGCCTAAGCCATTACACCGAGGCGCTTACTTAATTTTAAACAACACAGAAATGGTAGAGAAGATTACTACTATATACGAACGTCAAAAGGATAAACTAGACTTGCCAAACTGGTTAGATAGTTTTTAGTCTTCCGGAAACAAACATTCGTCAATGAACGTTCTAACGTCTTCCGGATCTAGTCCTAAACTTTCCATAACTTTAGGTGTATGCGGATTCTGCTTTTGATAAGCACAATATCTATTTTGTTTTTCACGAATTAACGCAGAGTCGACACTAGATGTAGTATACGTTGGAAGTTCAGCTAAGTATGTATCCAAATTGTCTAATGCCATAGTCACAACCTGTTGCATTTCTTCTATTCTAACATTACTCGCAGCTACCATGTGTTTGCTGAATATAGCTTGTGCCCAGTCTGGTAATTGTCGTTCTTTCTTCCATTCCAAATCTTGTACAAACTCCCCAAACAAGTTTACCATTGGATGACTCCAATCCGCAGTTGGACTATAGTCATGAAATGCACCTGTAACTTTGTTCTTTCCACATATAATATCAAAACCATATATAGGAGCATCATTGTCATAGTTAGGAAATACACATATGTGAGTCATATACAGACCTTTTGAATCTCTAGCATCAACACTGTCTATGTGTGCTCGCCTAAAATGTTCGCCGCGAAACACTCGATTGAGCCATCCAAACTCAGGATCATCAAAAGTTTCTTCTCCTAGTGCTGAACATTTTTCTATAATAGCACTTTCACACTCAATCATTTTATCCCATATTTCACTCATAATACTGCTTTCAATTTATCTACTAGGTCGTTTATCATTGCATCTGTATGCAGAGGTGTTGGCGCAAACCGTAATCTTTCAGTTCCTATTTCTACTGTAGGATAATTTATAGACTGTACATATATATTATGGTCATTGATGAGTTCATCACTTATACGTTTACATTTTACAGCATCTCCTATTAGTACAGGAACAATATGTGTTTCATTGTCAATAACATCAATGTTGTTTATTGCTAATAGGCTTTTGAGTACATTTGCTCGACTTTGATGTTGCTGTCTAAGTGCTACACCATTTTCGCTACGCAAGTATTTTATAGCAGCTAAGGCACCAGCACATATTACAGGACTTAAACTAGTAGTGAAAATAAATCCACTTGCTACACTACGTATAGCATCTATAGCAACATTGTCTCCTGCAATATAACCACCTTGACATCCGAATGCTTTTCCTAATGTTCCATTAACAAAATCAACTCTGTCTTGTAGTCCTAGTTTTTCAAGATATCCAGCACCAGTTGCGCCGTATAAACCTACAGCATGAACTTCGTCAATATATGTTATTGCATTATATTTGTCTGCAAGATCTACTATCTCTTGAATATTACTTACACAGCCGTCCATGCTGTATACACTTTCAAATACAATACACGGTGTGCCAGATATTGTTTTGAGAATATTTTCCAACTGTTGCATATTATTGTGTTCAAATATATGTTTGGGTGCATTACTGTGTCGAATACCTTGTATAAGGCTTGCATGATTACTACTATCACTGATAAATTCAATGTCTGGTATAATTTTACTAAGTGCAATTAGGCTCCATTCATTGGCAACATATGCACTAGAGTATAACAAAGACGACGGTTTGTTGTGCAATTGCGCTAGTTCGTATTCTAATGCAACATGATAATGACTGGTTCCGCTTATATTTCTAGTGCCGCCGCTGCCAGAGCCAGTTTGATCTAGTGCAGTATGCATCGCATCTAGTACAACTTTATGTTGTCCCATACCTAAATAATCATTGCTACACCAGTTTACAATATTTTTAATGCTATATGGGCCGTAATGTATTGCTTGTGGATATGACCCACGTTCCCGCAAAATATCGTTGAATACTCTATAGTTTCCTTGCAACTTCAAGGTGTCAATAACACTTTGAAATTTGTTTTTATCTATCATTTAAGCCAAGCTGTTCTAAGTCCAAGATCTGTACGTCTTTGGTGCTCTTGTTCGCTTCCTGGATATCTCCATGCCCATATTGCAACCAGTGCCATAAAGCCGCCGCTCCATAGTACAGCTTTGATATTACCTGTACTGAACCATACAAATGCTATACTTGTACTCATAGTAGCAATCATAAAATATTTAAATTTTGTGGGAAATATTCTCTTTTCACTCCAGCCTCTTAAAAATGGGCCAAACAGTTTATGGTTCATAATCCAATTGTGCATACGATCACTGCTTTTTGCAAAACAGTAAGCGGCGCCAACAGCGGGTGTACTCCAAGGAAGCCCGGGCAAGTATACACCAATAAAAGCAACGCCTACTAGTAAACAACCCAGCGTGAACCAAAACGCTTTTTTAATATTCATAAATCTTCTTTCCGTTAAATACTATGTTAATAATGTTATTATTTATCAGCTTGACTAATCGTATAGAATCAGCTATAATCGTATATAATTGGAGATATGAATGCATATTGTAACAGGCGCTGCTGGATTTATTGGCAGCAACATGGTAGCACACCTAAACAAAAAAGGACACACAGATATTATTTGTGTGGATACATTAACTACGAGTAAAGTAGCAAACATTACAGGTTTACAATTTGAAGACTTTATTCATCCCAGTGAACTATTGGATATGAATTTAGACGATGCTACTGTATGGCACTTGGGTGCAAACAGTAGTACAAGCACAAACGACTGGGACGACATCTATCGCAGTAATGTTGTGTATACCAGAGAAATTGTTAACAATTGTAGAGATGTTGTGTTTGCTAGCAGTGCTAGTGTTTATGGTGACAACCAAGATACCAGAGAAGTATCAAAAAATGAAGCACCTAAAAATATGTATGCAGCTACAAAATTAATTTGTGATAATTACATTGCGCAAAACATGAGCAATCATAACAAATATCAAAGTTGGCGTTTCTTCAATGTTTATGGAAACAGAGAATCACACAAACTAGATGATAAGATGGGAAGTCCTTACACAAACTTTATCAAGCAAGCTAAAGATAGAGGTATGATCGAAATCTTCAGAAACAGCAACAACGTATATAGAGATTTTATTTGTGTCGACGATGTAGTTAGCATCATGTATCAAACGCATGAACAATGTGATCATGGATTTATTACTAATCTTGGAACAGGAGATAACTGGAGTTTTCAGTATTGGGCAGAATTGATTGCTAAACATTACGGTGCAGAAATTGAATACATTGAAGTACCAGAAGAGCTCAGAAGCATTTATCAAATGTACACCAGAAGTAACAATACTGCACTGCTCAAAAGAATAGGAGACTATAAGTTTATCACTCCTGAAGAATTTGTAGAGGCTAATCTATGAAAGTATTAGTCCTCGGTGATATAATAATTGACAAATACATATATGGTTCTAGTAATAGGCTAAGTCCAGAAGCACCTGTACCTGTAGTAACCTACCTTAATGAAAAAGAAACAAAGGGCGGCGCAGGACTTGTATATGAAAATTTAAAAAGTTTAGATGTTAATGTTGATATGTTTGAAACTGGTCAGCCACATAGTATAAAAACACGCATAATATGTGACGGGCATTACGTCACACGCATTGACGATGATAAAGATGCAGATTCAAATGCAGTATTAGCTAACGTATTACGCAGTGACTTTTCCCAATGGGATTATGTTATACTAAGTGACTACGACAAGGGTGTACTAGACAATGCAAAACAAATTATTGCACACATTAACAGTCATGGTCCTAAAGTAATTGTTGATCCAAAACGATATGCACACGACTATGAAGGTGCATGGTTAGTAAAGCCCAACAACAGCGAATATACCAAGTTTGAGTTTAACGAATGGCAGGGTAATATTATTACTACAGATGCAGGTCGCAGTGTGAATGCTACAATAGACAACATTGAATATACAATTCCTGTTGAACAAGTTGAAGTATCAGACGTTACTGGTGCAGGTGATTGTTTTTTAGCTGCATTTGTGTATGCACTTACCAAAGGCTATGATTACAAAAAAGCTGTTGAGCTAGCTGTTAAGGGTTCGACAGAAAGTGTAAAACACGTTGGTACACATATATTAACAGAAAAAGATTTACAAAAACGTGTAATATTTACCAATGGTTGTTTTGATGTATTACACAAAGGACATTTAACATTACTCAAAGAAGCTCGTAGTTTAGGAGATAAATTGATTGTAGGTCTAAACAGTGATGCAAGTGTTAAGCGTCTCAAAGGAAACAATCGTCCTATTAACGATCAACAAACAAGACTAGAGCAACTTGGTCTTATACCTTATGTAGACCAAGTGATTGTGTTTGACCAAGACACTCCGTACAAATTAATTAAACAACTAAAGCCTGACATGATTGTTAAAGGCGGAGATTATACTGTAGAAGAAATTGTAGGACATGACCTTGCACCTGTGCATATTGTGCCTACAGTACAAGGTCATAGTACTACCAAAATATTAAACAAGTGGAATTCGTGAATAATAAGGATCAGGCTTTAAATTTTCTATAGTGTTGTATTCACCAATACCTTGCCAGTCCAATACACTTTGTTTGTCAGGAAACAGAAGTTCAACATCGGGCAAAGTCCAATCGACATCTGGCTTCCATTTGGTTTCATACCATTCTACTATTTTGTCAGCTAACCAGTCATGACTTGGCTTGCTTAAATGCATAATTCTTCTATCTATGCCTTCGCCTTGATCAAGAAAATACTGTTTGACACTGTGGTCTGCAAATTCTGTCATTTCTAAATCATATAAGCTAACTCGAGTATGATGTAGTTGTTGGCTTTCAAATCCACTCATTACAAAAGTCTGACCCCAGTTGAATATTTCTGCTTGACAACCGATCCAACACAAAAATGATTCTAAGAACAAATGACCTACGGTGATACTATTATCAGGATATAGTTCGATCAAATAATTCGCCATTGCTTTATTCTGTTTTTTACTAAGTTTACTTAGACCTTGCTTTCGAATAAGATCACTATGAAATAATCCTGAAATATTTGCATACTCTGGGAATTTTTCTAAAAGCCATTGTCTTCCTATTTGTGTTGTAATAATAATTACATAATCATCTTTACTAATAAGATGTTTGTTTTCCATAATCAAATGCATTAGGAATTCATTGCTAATACCCCACTCTCCGACAACTCTTATTTCTTCACATTTTAATTTTTTAGCAATTTGTTTATGCCAAGCCCAATCTACAGAGTTAGTAAAATTGTAATGTTTGTTTTTTTCTAAAACAAAACTATCTCCGAACACCCATAACTTACTCATTGTTGACTATCTCCTTTTCCAATTCTGTAATTGTCTTCTACACTGTCGGGTGTACTAACTTCAATAATAATACTATTATCTTCCATGGCCAACAACTGGTGAGGTAACATTGGTTCATTGCGCCAAGTTTCACCTTTGGTTAATACTTGTGTGTGTAACTCTGCTGTTTTAGTATCCATTGTGTGTAGTGTAAAACTACCATTCAAAACATACCAACTTTCATCTTTGTCTTTGTGAAAGTGCATGCTAAACTTAGATCCTTTTTTGTCAAAAAACATTAGTTTACCACAGTAATTTTCATTGGTAGCCCAAATTAATTCTCGGCCCCAGCCTTTTTCTTGAACGCCATTAAGTTGTGTCATTGTTGTTCTAGTTTCCATTGTTCGTGTTCGGGGTGTTGATCATCTTCTCTTGGATCAGGTAACTTCTGATGGCTATCTTCTATATCCAAATTATACAATGCAGCAAGAGGTAATACCAATTTACAGTTGTTATCAATATCTAAAAATGCTACTTCTGCATCTGGATCCCAACGATTTTCAAAAGGGACTTTGTTTTGTTCTAGATCTTCTGGAATAGTAACATTAACTGTCACCAAGTTTGGATCATTTACACTTAACGTTGCAGGACGACTAGGTAAAGTTGGATCTTTCTTATATGTGAGTTTTGCTTGATATTTGGATAATTTGCCTATTAACCAATGTTGTTCTGCGTTCCATTTATAAAAATGTGTGTCCCACATGTGTTGTATCCTTCTAATGTTTATACTTAACCAGTCGTTTGTATCCCCGCACCAAGCCCAAACATGAGGATCTGTGGTGGTAAAATCTTGGTCAGGTGCATTTTTTCCTTGAGGAGCCTGATCACTTCTGAGTGTAACCCAATATTTTTTTATAGTGTGCAAGGGATGATTAACTAAAAGATCACTGCCAGGCAATTCGGTAATCGGAGTTCCATCAATGATATCACCTGTCGGATGATATCCGCCTACTTGAAAATATATACAACCTTGTTCTAGTGCATATACCATCTTTTCTTTGTATTCTACTATATCATCGTCTATGATATATTGTGTTGTCAGATTAGGATATTTTTCTGCAACCTGTGCATCTGTTAGTGTGTTTCTATCTATTTCAAATTGTCGCCAATAATTATTGAATTTTCCGTCTTTAAGATCGAAAGCATAGTTTGGAATATAGTTAGGATCCCACGGGGGTCCGGGTTCGTCAGGATCCATCCCGTCGATAAACTCGTCCCACCTACGTACACGATAATCATCATTCGGATTATCAGGATGACTAATCTTAAGGTCTATATCTGGATCAAAAGGCATTCCCCAGTATTCGTCAAATATAGGTCCATTGATTTGTTTAAGTTTCTTCTGATTCATTTTTAACCTTCAATAGTTTACCAAATTCAGGAAAATAGCAGTATTCTATTTTGCTTCGCAGCAATGTTATCACTGCATCTGCTAAATTCTCTACTAGAGGATCACCTCCAAGATTGAAACTGGTATTAAAGATAATAGGACACCCTGTTTTTTCATACCATGCTTCGATAAATCTTCGATACAAAGGATTATCCTGTTGTGTTACTGTCTGAATCCTGCATGTGCCATCTACATGAATGATAGCAGGAATCTTTTCCTCAATGCCTGGTTGACAGTCTACTGCATACATCATATGAGGAGTTTCTTCCATTCCTTTAAGGTCAAACCATTCATGAACATGTTCTTTTAAAATACTTCCAGCAAAAGGTCTAAAGTATTCTCGATGTTTAATACCATTAACATGATCTTTGCCATCAGGATCTCTAGGATCGTAAAGTATACTTCTATTTCCCAAAGCACGTGGACCACTTTCACTACGACCTTGGAATATAGACACAATGTTCTTGTCGCAAATTAAATTTACAACATCTTCGTCTGTAGCATCTACAAGTACGCCACTGGTTCCTGCATAAGCATTCACAGTTTCTTCTAAATCTTTCGCAGTATAGTTGTAATCTTCTCCTGTATAGATATCCTTAGTAAGGTTGGCTAACTCACCTTGTGTTATATGGTGTCCATAAGCAGCAGCACCCATTGCAATGCCTGCGTCACTGCTAACAGGTTCAACGTATAAATTGATACCTTCTTCTTTGATTTTATCTAAGAACCAATAATTAGCAACACAATTTAGAGCATAGCCGCCTGTGAGAACAATATTTGTATGACCTGTAATTTCTTTGGTTTTTAAAATACATTCTAATACCATACGCTGAGTATCGTTTTGAATTTGCCAAGCCATGTCATGACAAAATTTTCTATCATATCTATAACCTGTTCGTTCGTTGGCTTTATTTCCCCAAGGAGCTTTTCGTATTTCTAAAAGATCATCAAATGCAGTATCATTCCCTAGTAGTGCTATTTCGCCTCCGTTCGGATATGTTGGAAGAACTTTATTTCTGTCTATTAACGGCCATTCTTTGTAGTCTGTTTGTTGAAAGTTTGATATCTTTGGATTGTCTTTTCCATACGGAGCAAGACCCATTGTTTTACCTGCTTCGATGCTGCTCCATCCAGCTAGTACTGTTGCTGCTTCATATGCTTTAACAATCCCACCACGATCATGAACAAGTGCAACATGACTTTTATTAGGGTCTTCGTTTTTCATCCAAGACGCTGCGCCTTGTCCACCATTTGAATTAGGAAACATTCCTCCGATAACATTTTCTCTACAACCAATGGACTTAAAAACTGTGTTGATGGGGTATTTAATATTTGTTCTATCACAATCAAATATACTTTCTACTTCCCATCCAGTAATAGTTCTATCGTTATCCCAAACGATTCCAGTTTTAACAGTTAAAAAACTACCAGCGCCATCAATGACCAGTGTTGCAGCTTTTTCGAATCCACTTTTTAAAAATGCTGTAAACGCATGTGTTTTGTGATGCTCTAATCCTATATCGAATACTTGAGGATGTGTATTTGGATCTTCTTTTTTATAGTCTTTGCAATCTGGATGACTTGCAGGCTTAATCAAAAGCAATTTTCGTGCCAAGGCTACATACAAATTATCAGCACTGTATTCTAAAAAAGGACTTCCGTGTGGTTGAGTTGCAGGTTGAGTTCCTCCTAAAATTAAGTAATCTAGTTTCTCTGTATATTCTTTGATTCTAACCATCATTGCTAGAGGAGATCCGTCGTACTTTTGTCTAGTATAGCGTTCCTCTTCTTGATTGAACACAACCTCTCCGTTTTTTAAAAGACATACACCAGAATTATGTCCTCTAGTTATACCGGCAATCCATACATCTTTCTTCATTACTTAACCCCTGTAGCTTTTTTAGCTGATTTTACTATTGCATCTACGCATTTGTATTTGTCTTTAAATTTTAAACATCTATCATTGTTTCTTTCAGTGACGTCATCCATAGCAATACGTATAGGACTATATTCTCTTAGCTCTGCATCAAAATCAACAATATCTACTTTTGGATGATTCGGATAACTTGTATTAATAGGGAAAGTACTACCAAATACAACTGTACTTGTAACGTCCAAAGCAGTTGCCAAATGTTGTCCTACACTATCCATTCCTATAAAATGATCTGCATTTTTAATGACGCCTGCCCATTGTCTTAGAGTAATATTATTAGGCTGTCCTACTCCTTTCCAATCCTCCCCGCTTAATTTATGTTCACTCATTAATACAACAGCAAAATGTGTTTTAAGTTTTTTTACCAATGCAATTGTGTCCATAATATCGAAACTACGTCCGCCATTGTCGTATACATAGCCTTTTTGATTGATACTGGATCTTCCAAAAGGCTGTAAAACCACTAGTTTGTCTTTTTTAGTTTCTTTTTTTCCTTCTTCAACTAAGTGATATCCAAATACTTCTTCTTCTGTACTCAAATGAAAACTAGGAACAGGCAAATCTCTAATCCCTTGTTTATTGATTTCAATATCAAATGCCTGAGCTATACTACACTTTTGGTTGTAGTATTCCCATACTCGATATGGTTCAAGTGATACACATTGTCTATCTTTAATTTTTTCAATGAATACATTGGGTGTGTCGGTTGTGACACACTTGCGGCCTAGTGTAGGGTGACCTTTGAACATGTTCCAACCGCCTTCACATACAATTATGAAGTCGTCTTTGGGATTTTCTTTTTGGTATAATTCTAGTGCAGGTATAGAAGATAACATCCTACCTGCACCACCATTAACGAAGAATGCTGTATTTTTTTTCATGATTACCTATAATAGTTTTTCAGTCTAATGATTTACTATAATATAATATGGTTTTGACTAGATGTCAACCTTAATATGTACTTCCTCTGAGAATATCTGCAGGAGTAGGAAAATCTACTTTGTGAGGAGGTACAGTAAGTGCTAATGTATTTTCAATATGTTCGTACACTGTTAAGAGTTTTTTAGTTGCTGCTTTAGCATCTACGCTAACAGCATCATGATATTTTTTCGCCCAGTGTTCTCTTATGACGCTTGCACCTTCTACTTGTTGATCTGTTGTAGCCCAAGCTTCGAACCGTGGAAAAGTAATCGTGCCATCACTAGGATCTACAACAACATTTTTGATATCAAATGTATGCAATGTGTTATCATTTACAGGATTTCTATACTGCATTACATATGTTGTATCATCTTCGAAAGTGTATGTGTGAATATCTTCTGTTTGCCATTCATCTACATGACCTGCACAGTTCATTATCATATCCATTAAAATAATATGCTGTGCATTGGTTTTTTCTAATTTAATCCATGTTCCTCGAGGAGCCTCACCAAAGTCTGCTAAGTCAGAGTGACTCAGGTCTGCATCAGTATCTGGAATCTCCGATATATCAAAATTTGGTGTGTTAGCATCGTCATTAAAACGACTTTCGTCTTGCACACATATTAATATTTCATTTGGTCCTATGTAGCTACCTGTAACTGTTTTAAGATCACTGTCAGGATCTAAGTATGTTACTCTACTTTCGTATGTAAATTCAGTTGCCATTCTTTATCCCCTTATGTATCCCAGCTCATTAAAATTGCGCCCATGCCGCCCCAACCACCACAACAGCAGCCGCCGCCACAAGACCCAGCGCCTGTGCCGCCGCCTCCAGGTGAATCACCTGTCCAACCTGTGTATGCCCAGTTTCCTACGTTACCGCAACATTCATTGATAAATCCACCTGCATATGACGCTCCTCCGCCGCCTCTGATACAAGCAACATTACATTGTCCGTTCAATCTACTAAAACCAAAACTTCCGCAACGTGAATCCTGCAATGAACTATTTTGATATGATCCACATTTATGCCAACCGGAGCTACATCCACTACTTGCAGGAAAGAACTCATCGAGGCCGCCAGAGCCGCCGCCGCTGTTACCGCCGCCCCAGCCAGTGAACGGATCACCTTGTTGACAAGGGTTCCAACACTGTTGACTTAAATTAGCCCAACCTTTTACTGACACTGAACCGCTGCTAGTCGAGCCGCCGCCGGCACTGCCTGCACAAAAATCAAAACTAGGACAAATATCATTCAAATAGCTAGGTGTACCGCCATAGTTACAACAATTACAGCCTGATTGGCCTCCGCCTACACACATACAAGCACCGTCTTGACAATTAGTGACTCTACTAAATTGACCTGGGTGACCATCTGCGGTCGGTGAACAACAATTACACATACACACACAGTTACACATGGATTGTGCGCTTCCGCAACTCCATGTTCCTGTATCATGTCTGTGATATCCATAGTCGGCCCCACTACCACCTCGGCATCCCCACATACAACAACAACTTCCAGCGCCGCCTCCGCCTTGTCCCCACATCTCCATGGTCCAACTAGTAGCAGTGGTTGGTAAGCAGAAACAACAAATAGTGTTGCAGTTCCAGTTACAGCATTGACCACTTGTACCATGTGTAGGACGTACCATTTCGAATGAATTGCCGCTACCGAAAAAATCTTTAATACTTGCCATTTTATTTCCTCAAAGTGTTTATTACTTTTATTTATCCTATTAGATCAAGTTGACCAATTAGATCAAGTTGACCACTTGCCATCCTCTGTCAGCATTTGTGTACACTAATTCTAATGCAGTATCACTATAGTC